TGTTGGGCAGGATGTTGATGGCTTGGGTCATCTCGGCGAGCGAGTAGCCGCCCGCGTCGAAGGGATTGATCATCGGGGCCATTGTGGTTCCTCAAAATGGTTCGGGCCCCGACGGGATTTCCGTCGAGGCCCGAGGGTGGCGTTCGAATTGCGAGGGGCGGATCAGGCGGTCTCGCGCGGCACGATGCCGACTGCCGCAAGCTCGGCGTGCTTGGCCGCCTTCTCGGCCGGCTGGTCCACGGAGGCGTCGAACACGAGCGCGGCCTTGGACACGATCGCGGGACCGCGGGCGATGACGAGCCCGGCCGCGTCACCAGCGGTTGCGTCGACGGCTTCGATCAAGACGGCGACGGCGGTCTCGGCGCCTTCGTCGCCCGTGACCGGGGATGCGGGCGACAGGCGGTACTTGCCGGAGGCGGTGATCCTGCCGAGCACGGCACCGAGCAAGTAGCTGGTGCCGGCCTTGAGCGTCACGGTCTCGCGATTGTAGTTGCCGTTGAGCTCGTATTTGACGAGGTCGCCGAGCGTCGGCGCCATGGTGAGCGTGGGCATGGTCGGGGCTCCTTGAAGTCTCGACGGTCAGGGACGGGCCGCTGCGGCGGCGCGCTCCTTGGCCCGCCGCACGATCGGGCTGTCGCTCGCCGCGGCGGCGGGTGGGGCGGCGGCAATCACGCTCGTTGTCTCGGCGCGCGCAGCGAGCTCCTCGAGCACGGCGCGCCGCAGCGCGTCCGGCGAGACACCCTTGGCGATGGCATCGGCCGCATCGACGGCAACGCCGAGGCGCGCCGCCTGCGCGGCGATGCCGACGATCTCCGAAAATTCCGCGCGGAGCCTCTCGGCGGGGTTGGGCTCGGGCGCTCCGTCTGAGCCGGCCGCGACGGCAAGTCCCGGGGCTTCCGCCGGCGTTTGCAGAGCAGGCATGGTTGCCGGCCGAGAAGCCAACTGCCGCTCTGCCTGCGCCGCGTTCGGATCATCGCGGATCTCTACGGATTGTTGGTCGATCTGCATGGACGGGCTCCTGTTCGGGGGCTGGATGATGAGGGCACGCTCGGTTGGCGCACCGCGCGCGAGCTCGGCCGCCATCTCGGCGATGGCCGCATCGAGGGTGCCGAGCCTGTCGGCGAGACCGGCGCGGATGGCAAGCTCGCCGCGATAGATCGCAGCCTTCGTCGCGCGCACGGCCTCCACGGTCAGGCCGCGGTTCAAGGCAATGAGCGCACAGAGCTCCGCATAGAGGCGGTCGACGTCGGCCTTTATCGTTGCGCGGGCGCGCTCGGAGAGCGGCTCGTGGGGATTGGCGTCGATCTTGTGCTCGCCCGCAAAGATGAAGGTCCAGGCCAGGCCCGCCTTGGCATCGGCGCCGCTTTCATCGACGTGCACGGCGACGACGCCGATCGAGCCGACCTCGCCGGTGCGGGTGACATAGAGCCGCTCCGCGGCGCTCGCGATGGCATAGGCCGCCGACAGCGCGCTCTCGTTCGCCACCGCCCACAGCGGCTTGTTGCTCGCCGCGCGGAGGGCGCGGATGCGATCGACGAGATCGAACAGGCCGCCGACCTCCCCGCCTGCGGAATCGACATCGAGGATCACGCCGCGCACGCTCGGCTCCGCCATGGCGCCCGCGATCGCCTCGCCGATCTCGCTGTACGAGCGAAGCCCGCTTGCGGCATCGAGATAGCCGGAGCGGGCAACCAGCGTGCCGATCACCGCGATAACGGCAATGCTTTCGGCCGTGATCGCGGTGAGCGGCGCTGGCTCGGGTCGCGGGTCGATCGGTTCGATTCTCCCGCCGGCGAGCCGCGGCGTCAGCACGGCGAGGATCGCCTCGAGCTTGGCGCGCGCGATCATCAGCGGCGTCCCGAACAGGCGCGAGGCCACGTGGGGTAGGTCGAGCATTCGGTGGCGGCTCTGGCGAAGCCAAGGGGCCTTGACGGCCCGCCTGCGGGCCCTATATTCTAGCCAGAAATTCTAGCTAGTTGAGGTGAGCCATGGCAAACGCCACGTGGTCGGTTCAGGACGCCAAGAACCGATTCAGCGAAGTCGTCGAGGCGGCACGGCGTAAGCCGCAGACTGTGACCAAGCATGGCAAGCCGGCTGTGGTGGTTATAGCCGCGGATGAATACGAGCGTTTGCGGAAGTTGCAGCACCTGAAGGCACCGAGCTTCGCCGAGCTTCTTCTAGCGATGCCGAGCGGGGGCGAGGACTTTGAACGGCTCGAGGGGCGCATGCGCGACCCGGGCTTCTGATGTTTCTGCTCGACACCGTCGTCCTTTCCGAATTGCGCAAGCCTCGACGGCAGCGCAATCACAATGTGGTTCATTGGCTCGAAAAGGTCTCATCCCAAGACCTGTTCGTCAGCGTGGTGACGATCGGCGAAATCGAGCGTGGAATTGAACGGCAGCGCCAACTCGATCCGTCATTTGCAGAACGCCTGGCGGTGTGGGTCGATACTGTTTTGCGGACCTATGAGGGTCGAATTCTTCCGGTCGATGTTGCGGTCGCCCGTCGTTGGGGCCGTCTATCGCAACAGATCGGGAATAAAGGTCTCGATTTGGCCGTGGCCGCCACCGCACTCGAACACGGCCTCACCGTGGTGACCCGCAACGTATCGGATTTCGAGCCGACGGGCGTCTCCGTGCTCGATCCGTTTAGTTCGCCACCGCGTCGGAAGCCGTAGATCGACTTCCCGACTCCGACACGACGTTTGCGGCCGGCGCCGGCCCGAAGTTCAAGCCCAGCGATTTCTCGCGCGCCCGGTCGGCGGCGATCTCGGCATCCACCTGCTCGGCGTCGTAGCCGCGCTCGGCGAGCGCCTGCGTGCGGCTCTTCAAGCCCGCCGCGATCTGCTCGATCTCCGCGCGCGCGTCCTTCAAGGGATCGACCCAGTCCCACTTCGGCGGCAGCCAAGTGCACGCCAGGTATTCGCGCCGGCGCGCCTCGTAGTCCGGAAGATCGATGGCGCCGGCAAGCGCCGCCGTATCCATGAAACGCGCCCAGACTTGGCGGCAGAGCTGCCAGACGATGACCGCGTGCTGATAGGCCTCGACGCGGCGGCGGAACTCGAGCAGCGCCAGGCGCGAGTTCGAGTAGTTCGCCTTCAGCATGTCGTTCGAGAGATAGGCGTAAGGAACGCCCAGCGCGGCCGAGACCTGGAGCAGCGTACGGTACTGGAAGGGCTCGTAGGTCTGGCCCGACTCCGCGGGCGAAGAGGTCTGCACCTCCTCGCCGGGCTCGAGCAGCATGATCTGCCCAGGTTGCAAATCGAGCGTGCGCTCGTCGTTCTCGGTGCGCGTCTCGGCGGCATCGAGCGGCTCGGCGGGGGCCGGGGTCGTGATGAACAACGCATGCATCGCCGCGACCTTCTTACGGTCGAGCTCCGCGTCGTCGTACTGGTCGAGCAGGAAGAGCTTGACGATCGCGGACGCGAAGCGGGAGACGCCGCGGAGCTGCCCCGCCTCCACGGGATCGATCACGTGGATGATCTCGGCGGCGGGGATGCGGACGGTCTCGCCGGAAAGGCCAGGGTCCGTGATGTCGCTCGGGTGCCGGCGCAGGAAGTGATAGGCCACACGGCGCCCGATGCGATCGAACTCGATGCCCTGCCGGATCACGTTGCCATTCTGCGCAACCTCGGTGCGATGGAGCGGCAGCATCTCGGAGGGGAGCATCTGCAGCTGCAGGGGCACCGTGAGCCCGTCCTGCGGCCGGCGCGGGCGAAACCGAAAGAACACCTCGCCGGCGATGAACACTTCGCGCGCGGCCCGCCGCTGCAGCCCGTAGAAATCGGTGAAGCCTTCGGCATCCGCCTCGTCGGTCCAATCGAGCCAGAGCTTCTGCGCGCGCGCCTTCAATTGCGGGTCGGCGATCAGCGAGGACGGCTTGATGCCGGCGCCGATGACGTTTCCGGCCCAGCTCTCGATGGCGTTCGCCGCATAACCGTTGTTGCGCACGAGCCAGCGGGCGCGCGCGGTGATGTCGGATCCCGCCGCCGCGATCAGCGTATTGAGATGCGCCCGGCTCGGCTGGAAACCCTTGAGGCGCCGGTTCGCCAGGCCCGCCTCGAACCCGCCGATGAACGCCCCGACTCGGCGGCGGAAGGCTTTGAGGGCGGCGAGCACTCAAAGACCCTTCGAGGCCGATGTGAGGATGCGGCGCTTGCGGCCACCCTCCTGAACCGCGGCGATCCGGCGCTCCAGATCCGTGATGGCGGCCGCCATCTCGGCGTCGGACGCATAGGTCACGCGGCGTCCGTCCACCTCGACCGTGCGCACGCCGCGGAACCGCGCGGCCAGCAGTGCCTCGCGCTGCGCGATCAACTCTTCGAGGGTCATGGGGACTCAGCTCAGGTAGCTCGACCGAAACACGCGTCGGCCGTGGCGCTTAGGCCCGCGTCGGACCACGCCGGCGACCGGTCTTGCTTGCGCATCGGAGGCCCCATCGGGCGCATCCTGTGAGTTCCGGCCCTCATCGCTGTCCGCGGCCGCGCCCACTTGCCTCTCCAGATCGCGCCACATGGCTTCCGTCCAGCGATCGGCCCCCGCAATCCAGGCGGCGGCGCGGGCATAGACGCGGCAGTCGAGCGCCTCGTTGCGCTCACGCAGCTTCTGCCATTCGAGACGGGCAAAGCCGCGCTTGGTCTTGACGGTGACGAGCTGCTCGGCAACGAGCTGCTTGACCCATTCGGCCTCGACGCCACGCGGCAGATGCACGTAGCCCGCCGGGAAGGTCGCGCCCGCGGCAAGCTCCTCATCGGTCGGTGCGGCAAGGCGCAAGAAGCGGTAGGTCTCGCTCTTGAAAGTGGCAACCGCGACGGTCCACAGCCGCGCGCCACGGCGCAGCTTCCGGCCGCCTTCGGTGACGTCGACATAGCTCGGACCCGTCACGGGTGCCGCCCGGTTGAAGCCCTCGACGCCCTTGACGGCCGCCACCTGGGCGAAGCCGTGGGCGCGGGCCCAGGCATAGACCGCCGGTGCCTCGTAGCCGGTGTCGATGCCGAGCTTGGCAAGGCCGAGCCGGGCCCCCCGCGCATGCGGCCAGGTGCGATTGAGGAGCGCCGATAGCCTCGCCCAGGCTTCGGCGCGCTCGGGTCCGCCATCAATGACGAGATGGTCGACGAGCCAGCTCTCGAGGCCCCGGCCCCAGGCCCAGACCGAGACCTCGATGCGGTCCTTCTGGACGTCGGCGCCCGCCGTCAGGAACAGGCCGCCGTCCGGGACGGTCCCGAGCGGCCAGGTCTCGCGCCGCTCATAGAGGCGCTGCCAGTCGGGCGCCTCACCGGTCTCGACCCAGGTCTCGCCCAGTACGCCGTTCTTGAAGCTGCGCTTGGCCTCGTCGGTGCTGGCCGCTTCCCACAGCCGGGCGATATCCGCCCAGGACAGCCAGCCGACCGGTGAATAGAGCGCCGAGATGTGGAAGCCGATCGTGCCTGGATCCTGCGGCACGGCGGTGGAGCGCCACTCGCCGGCCGCGAGCATGGCTGTCTTGTGGTGTTCCTCGATCCGCCCCTCGCACGCTTCACAGAGGTAATGGGCCGTCTCGGGCTTGCCCTGCTCCCAGCGCAGCCGCTCGAACTTGAGCCACTGCATGGCCCCGCAGCGGGGACACGGCACGAAGTAGCGCCGCCGGTCGGAGGCCTCGTACTCGCGCTCGATCCGCGACACCCCATGGATCGTCGGCGTCGAGCCGATGAGGACCTTGGAGCGCCACGAGAAGGTCCGCGTGCGGGCTTCCGCGAGCGCGACCGGGTCGCCTTCCTCGTCGGCCGAGGGCGGATAGGCATCCACCTCGTCGAGGAAGAGATACCGCGCCGGCATCGAGCGCAGGCCGACGGCGCTGTTGGCGCCAGTGATGACGAGGAGCCCGGCCGGGAACTCCTTCGAGAGCACCGTGTTGCCGGCATCGCGGGCGCGGGCGGGCTTGACCCGCTCGCGCAGGCTCGGGCTCTCGGCAATCAGCGGATCGATGCGCTGGCGCGAGAAACGCTTGGCAAGCTCGACCGTCGGCTGCACTGCGAGCATCGGCCCCGGCGCATGGTGGATGACGTAGCCGATCCAGTTGTTGCCGCCCTCGGTGAAACCCACCTGCGCCGACTTCATCACGACGACGCGGCGCGCGGAATGCGCGGGCGAGAGCGCATCCATGATCGCGCGCATATAGGGCGTGCGGTCGGTGCGGTAGCGGCCGGGCTCGGCCGAGGCGCGCGGGCTTAAGACCCGGTGCCGGTCCGCCCATTCCGAGACGGTGAGCGCCGGGTCGGGGCTGAGCCCCGCGCGCCAGCATTGCCACAGCTCTTCTGCGCCATCGAAGTTGAAGAGGTCATCCAAGGCGCTTCAGCGGAACTCCGGCTTCACCTCCGCAAGCTCGGCGAGATGGGCGCGGACATGGGCTCCGAGCGCCTTCTGCATCGCATGCGCCTCGACACCGAGCTCGACCGCCATCAGCGCCGCGACCCGGGCGGGCCAGTTCGCCCAGGCATCGCGCTCCTCGCGCGCAAGCCGAAAGACGAGCGCGGTCGCCCGCGCCCGGTCGATGAGCGCGCCGCGGCGCTCCTGCAGCTTGAGGCGCGCCAGATGCGCCTTGGCGATCTCATGCGCCGTGCGCGCCTGCACGAAGGTGACATTGCCGCCCGCAGGCAGCCCCTGCTCCTTCAGCGTCTCGCGCACCGAGCCGACCGCCGACTCCGGGACCGGCTCGAGGCGCGCTGGCTTGCCCGATTGCGCGCGCTGCTTGCTCGGATCGGTCGTGGCAGTCCGCCGAAGGTCGGACGCCTGGGCGTCGATCGAGCCATCGGGGAACAGAACGAGCCTTCCCGCGGCACGCGCCTTCTGCACGGCGCCGCGCGAGATGCCGGCATGGGCCGCATATTGCCGCTCGCTCATTCCCTGCATGGCATTTGTCGCTGGATCGACCACGCGCAAAGTCGCCGACCTTGCGGGCGGCGACTTGCTTCAATCCTGGTCATGAGTGAGGGCTTCGCTCATTCGATGATGCGGTAGACCCGTCCGCGGACGTTATCTTTTTCCGACGCAACGTTGAGGCCGAGCTTCCTCCGGCAATCGCCCCGCGCACCGTGTGCGGCTGCCAAGCGAAGGCCTTGGCGATCTCCTCGATGGTCGCGCCCTCGGGGCGTTCGAGCATCGCGATCAGCTTGGCCTGCTTGCTGTCGGCGCGCACGCGGCGCGGGGCACGCGCCCCGTCATTGGTTTCTTCCGTTCCCTCTGGCGTTGCCGCTTTGGCACTCGCCTCGGTCTCGTCAACCAGGTCGTCGGAGGCGCTGGCTTTGAGGGCCTCCTCTCGTGCAACAGCAGCGCCCGCGGCGTCATTCGCATCGAAGCTCTCGGTCTTGCGTGCCGTCGATCGGACCAGATCGTCCCCTCCTTCGCCGCCCGCATCCGCCGCACCAGGCTCGCTT